GTAAAGACGAGGGTAATCCTGAGCGAAGCCAATCAAGCCCGTGATTGGAACGTGCAGAGGCCACTGGGTGTTACACGATCTTGTAACGTAATACCAGATACAGCGTCCGGCATCCCTCTGGGATGAAGAGATGGTCCACCCCTTCAAGAAATTGGAGACCAGGAGAACGATTTTCCAAAACTGCTAGGTGCGGAGCTTTATCGCCCTCACCCCGCTTACATTTGCGAGATGGCTGCTGAGCCTGTGGTCGTCCATGACTTCACTCGCCAACCCGGTCAAACCGTTCAGTTAGACCGTTATAAGTTCTGGGGAACCCCTGGAACCAAGGAGAGCCGTGAGCGCGTCTCCGATCAGACCATTGGTACCGCCAACAGCCGCAACATCACCAAGGAGAAGGTGCTTGTTGTGCTGAAGGAGTACACTGGCCCTGCAGATCCTGGCGATCCTACCCAGCCTTCTACTTTTAAAATTGCCCGGGAGACCCTGGTGACTGCACAGCGTCTGCTGTTAGACACCGGCAACCTGAACATGTTCCACCAGAGCATCGGTTCTCTGACTCTGCTGGACGACTATCGTCGTTGGCGCGACCGCGTCTTCATTGACGAAATGGCCAAAGCTGAAGCCAATGGCGCAGCTTCTGATGACATCGGTGGTTACTACTTTGCAGGCAGCAAAGAAAAGGATTCCACTGGCCGCATCTCCTACACCACTGCTGAGTATGGTGCTCAAGTTCAGCAGTTCTCCGTGCGTACTGACCTGCTGACTGTTGTCAAGCAGATGCGTAAGCGCAACGTTCCGACCTTCGCTGATGGTCTGTATCGTTGTATTTGCGATCCTACCTTCATGATGCACCTGCGTCGTGATGAGGACTTCCGCGAGATCGCACGTTACTCCGGTAATCCTGGACAAGGCATGTACATGGGTAATCCCATGATGCCTAACAACTCCAGCTTCTACATGGGTCCTCAGGCTGGCCAAGCCTACTTCCTGGCCGGTGAGCCCGTGATGCCGACTGGTGTTCAGTTCGAAGGCGTTAAGTTCTACGAGTCAACGAACTTCCCCAACAAGAACGTAACTACTTCTTTCGATGGTGGTAGCACCTATGCTTCCAAGGAAGTTGCTCAGGGTTACTTCTTCGGTCCTCAGTCCATTGGTGTTGGCATCGGCGGTCCTAACGCTCAGGTGCTCATCAATAACAACGATGACTTCAGCCGCTTCATCATCCTGATCTGGCAACTGTATGCAGGCTTCGAAATTCTGAATAAGGATTTCATCACCACCGCATTCAGCTTCGTGCAAGACGACGGCACACTTTGAGCCTAATTAAGTAAAAAGAAAACCTCAATAGGAGAGATAAATGACTTACTTGTCCGCTAAGAAAATCTATCCAGGTAACTGGACAGAGGCCTTAAACGGTTGGTACAAAAATATTGATTCCAACCAAGACGGTACCAACAATGCTTCCAAGGCTGGCCCCACTTCTGTGCTGGCCGTCCCTGGTTACCGCTACTTCCAACAGCGTGGTTATGTGAAAGTCACCGCAACTTCCGGTGCTGGCGCAGTTGCCTCTGCTGACGTGATCGTTCCTTCCCCCTATCGGCAAGACGACACCCGTACCGACATCACCGGAATGGTGATCTCCGGTTCTACTGACCTGCCTGCATACGGCTATCGCGCCACTGTTGCCATCGCCTCTGGCTGGGGTGACAACCGCGTTGCCTCTGGTGTGTACGCAGCTACTGGAAACGTGATCTCTTTCGGTCGCGATAACGCTGGTTCACCTGTCGCCGCTTCAGGCGTTGGCGAAGGTTTGATCCAGGCCAACCTTTCCTCCACCACTTCCGGTGGTCAGGCTGGCGAAATCTACTTTGCCGGTGGCTCTTCTGCTACCAGCACAACTCCTTTCCTGACTGCTACCGGCGCTGCTGGTGTTACCGCAGGTAAGGTTTACCGCGAGAACACCGCTGCTACGACCTTTAAGGTCTACGCAAAGGCCTCTGGTAACGCTACTGCCACCTCTGGCGGTTTCTACATCTCCTCTGGAGATGCCACCGCTGGAACCTTTGGCTACATTGTTGTTGAGCTTTGCTACATCCAACCTGATGTTGCGTCTGATTACAACGACATTGAAGCTTATCTTCCTAACAAAATTGTTAGCAGCGGCAGCTGAATAGGTTAAAATAAGACCAGTAAAATTTTACTGGTCTTATGTTATACCGTCACAAAAAAACGGGGGCCACTCTTAAAGTAATTACGGAGTGGGACAATGGCGATTGGAGGATGGTACAAGACTCCGAAGGTCGCCTTTTCACTGTTTGGCGTGAAGAGATTGAAGAGGATTCATCAGCTACCAAAAAGGTAAAGTCTTTACAAGTTAAAGATCGTGCCAACAAGGAAACGCCTAGGGACTTCCCACCTGATACAAGACTGAACATCAATAACGCCTCTGCTCAAATGATCGCGGATCATATCAAAGGCGTTGGCATTAAAACAGCCAAGAAGATCAAGGACCTTCAGATGTCTCTTTCGGGTGAAAGATTCTCTAACCTTGATCAATTAAAGACTGTTAAGACAGTAGATTGGGAAGCGGTAATGGCTGCTGATTTAATCCGCATCTAATGTAAGCCCTCTTCCAAGAGGGCTTATTTTATTTTTAAGGTTTAACCTAATATAATAAGAAGATAAGAGGTCGGCCAGTGCAGTTATCTACTTTTGATAAAAGTCGAGTACGTTATCATTTAGGATACTTCACTGTGTCTGTGCCCGCAGGTGATTACGCTCGCCTGGAAGAGTCAATGAATACTATTCCTGACTCATTCTTTTATCGAAAGATTATTTATCACTTAGGTCGTTGCGATACAGCTGAGCGTAAAACTGAAGTTGCAACCTCTCCATCGACTCGTATTGAAAAGATCGAGGGTGATGTTGATCGTACGATTTCATCAAGCAATGCTCGGGAAGCATTAAAAGTATGGGATGAGATTTATCTGTATGAGACTAATGCTTTAGCGGCAATCTTGTATGTTCCTAATTACAAGGATCCTTTCCAAGCACGTTATCGCTATGAGCGTTCAGGTGCTGAATTTATCCAAGCGCTTCCTGGTCCTGCAGATAACGCTGTAGGTTCAAATGTTTACCTAAATGCTAACTACCGCTAGCCATGATAACTAAACTTCTGAGACGAGCACTAGGCCAAGCTTTTAGTCAAGCCCCCAAAGCTACTAAAGCTGCTAGAAGAGTAGGAGTTCCTACAAGGGATGCAGGCATTGTAGGGCGCGTGGGTCCTGGAGGCGGAGGCTTAGAGACCGGTGTTGTTGCAAGACCTATTACTCGACCTTCTAGCGTTAATGTAAGGCCGAATAATACACCTTACACTGGAACTCTTCAACCAAATACTGCACCCTCCTATCTAGGATCACAGACATCATCTCCGAACTTACTACAAAGAGCCGGTGGTTTATTGCCCACAGGACCGTTGGGATATCTTGGCCGAGGACTGCAAGTTTTAGGTGGTGTTGATGTTGCAAATAAGATAAGAAAAGGAGATTACACAGGTGCTGCAGTGGAAGCAGCACTACTGGCCCCAGGTAAAACTCTTGGTGCAGCAAGAGGCTTACTATCTAATCCTGCTGGATTGACAGCTGCTGCCTTAGTTGGAACTGAAGCACTAGCACCTGCTTCAGTGGCAGACGGCACATTCGCGCCAGGGTCCGCTGGTTATGACTCATTGGATCCTCTTGAAAGGCGTAGGCTTTACGCTCCCGTTGGTGATATGGATACAGATGATGCTGTTGTCGTTACTGACAATCGCAATGTTTTTGATTCAGATACTCGTCCCGTGCCTCCACGAGTAACTGAACCTCCAGTGCCGACACGAGAAGAATTAGAGAAAAGAGCATATCAACAAGAAGTTTCTCGGGTAGCCCAGCAGGCAGATCCATTTTTCAGAGCTGGTGGTGCTCCTGTTTTGAACTATTCCGCTGACGAGGGAATGGCAATTAGCCGTGGGTTGTATGGTGACCAGCTGACTCCTAATACTCCTAATCCTTTAATGGCTGGTCTTGTTTATGACGAGACTAATCCGATGATGCAAGGTAGAAATTACAATATGGAGAACCCTGTTGGAGTCCAGCAGAGTTCTGCTCAATCCCTTGCTGACTATTATCGTAATGGGATGATGGAGCAGCAGACACAAGGCATGGGTTCTGAGCCTGGCCTTGAGTCAGTGCTCAGTCCAGAAGATCGTGAAATGTTTCTTCAACAATTAAGCAGCTTTAGGCCAGGAGGACCGGGGTAATGGCGAATTTAAGTGCAGCAGACAAAGCAGCTATTAAAGCAACTGCCGATAGATTAGGGTTAGATCCTTATTCTTTTGGAGCTATTCTGCAGCAAGAATCAGGATTCAGGCCAAACGTCTGGGGCGGATACAAAAAAGGTTACTACGGCTTAATACAATTTGGTGGACCTGAAAGACAAGAAGCTGGTTTAGATCCGGAGAAAATTAAATCCGGGAGTTATACGATTCCAGAGCAATTACCTGCAGTTGAAAGGTGGTTAAGAGGACGCGGCTTTGAAACAGGCATGAGTCCACAAAAAGCTTACGCAACTATTCTTGGAGGTAATCCAGGTGCAAATATTTATGCGGAAGATTCATTTGGAACTACTGTTGCCGACACAACAGCTAGTCTTTTACCAGGTGGAAAGCTTTATAAATACAGCCAAAAAGTTTTAGGTCCGCTTGATGGCTATAACACAGATGTAAACCGTGTGAGTGATCCAGTACCTCCGACTGACCCCGCTACTACAACTAACACGACTCCTCCGATTAACCCCGATGCAACAAGATACCAGGGTTTACCTGAAGGGGTAGCTTATGCGGCATACGATCCATCTAAATATAAATTAGTTGAAAATAAAACTAAGTCTCTTCGCGATAACTTTGTTAATAACCTTAAAAACCAGGTTCTCATGAACGTATTGCAGAATCCATTCGGAGGCTTGTTTTAATGGTTAGCTTTTACGATTATATTGATTCATCTGCTGACTATCTACCCGGAGATGTTTACAGCGCACAAGTGAGCAGGTATGGAACTGCGATGGATAGAGCGGATGCTCTACAGGCATTGCGTATGGATCAAATGGATTTTGATCTTGATAATAGTAAAGGACTAATGCAAGGAGAATTATTCGGAACTTTTGCAGCATTAAACAATAACCCTAATGCATTGTTTGCAGCCAAGGTGGGTCAAACTTTTCCGAAAGGACTCATGAATAACCCTATTCCAGGTTTTAATTTCAGCGGTTCCCTAGGCGTTTAGTTCTGGTAAAATAAAAATTATTTAGTGAAATAAAGTGACATCTACAAATACCAACAAGCAGCCACTGTTTATTGATCGCCCTTTTATCGATCACTCAGTGCTTACTACGCAGATCGCTGGTAGTTCTGTAAATAAGTCATTAACAGTACAGGGCGGTCAGGCACCCGCTCTAATTGTTGACATGGATGCTGCATTATCCGACGACAATAACAGTGGTGGTGTTGTAGATTCTGTCAAGATTATTCGTAGTGACTATCAGATCCCACCTGACTACACCGTAAACACAACAACTTCAGGAACTGACATTATTCTAGAAAGCGGTAATACTGTTTTTATTCAAGAAACAGGAGTATTAACAGGAGGTGGAGCACCTTTTAGCGGAGCTGGTTACTACACATATACAGGCTCAGCAACCTTAACAGGTGTCAACACAGCTTTAAATTATTCTGGTGGCATCGCTTCTGGTTTCTCTTACCAGAATCAATTTTTATATGCTCAGTACGGAGTAACGGTATCTTTCTATCACACTCGCGGAACCACTAATCCTATTCCTGCAAGTGGTGATTATGCTCTGCTGTTTACAAAATACTTAGCCTCTGGCCAACAAGATGTAGATTGCACTGATGTTCTTCCTCAATTAAGCGCTCCAGTTCCAGCGGCAGGAGACATCAGCGACTTAACAAGCGGATCTCCTGTGCGTGCCCGTGGTATTTATTTAGAAAAGGGCGATCGTTTATATGCAGGCGTCCTGCCAACTAATACGTATCCATCTGGCTACACACCTGGAATTACTGTTGTTGCACAAGGCGGCTTCTTCTAACAATGGCACCACGTGGTAATTCATTTGGATTTAAAGAACCACGCAAAAGCACCTCAAAATTAGGACCTTTTCCAATCGTTGGTGAGTTCGGTGGTAGTATTCCTGACTCTCTGTACTCGAGCAATAAAGAAGCCTCCTGGAACCGTTGGCGAAGAGGTTACGAGTTAGCGACTTCTAATCTTTCTTACGCTGCATTTGAATATCCTTTTTCTTATAATATTCCTCTCCCTTCAGGAACAACACAGAGCGGGGAGAATCCTCCTTTAATGGCAGGAATTATCAGGGGCTTTCCGACTAAAAACAAAGAACTGGGAATGCACTGGTGCGGATCTGTTCTTGCAGGTAGCCTGAGATTTGATAATTTAGTTGATCAAAATAATGTAGATCTATCAATTGCTTCTGTAACGGAATCAGGGCATTTCTGGCGTGTTCAGTTAGCTGGTACATGGGATGCGAACAATCCTTTACCTCCTCCGCTTTTCATCGAAACCCCCGGTGATCAACCTAACTTAACTCCGTTAAATGGAGATGTTTTAGAAGATAGAGTTCTTACGCAGGCGGGCATTCCGATTACGAAAGAAACGATCGATCCAAACACAGGCATTCGCTATGGATACACTGCAGCGGTTTTGGATTCCATTGAACCTTATAACGGCGTATTGATTTTACGTAAGCAAGGATCTGTTGAGGCAACTTTTGA